CACGAGCCGCGAGCATCGCGCAGAACTTGCAGCCCCCCGCCGCAACACGACGCCAACCAATCGCCTGAGGGTCGCGCGCCGTGTTGCCCGTCACGGTGTCCCGGAACGACCGTGCAGTCTCGAGCTGCACAACCTCAGCAAGTCGCGCCTCAGACAACGCGTCATCGCCGTTGAACAGCGGATCAGCAGCCCACGCGATCGCACGACGGATCTTCACCGTGCGATCAACCAGTACCACCTGCGCCGTGTACGAGCCAACGACGTTCGCCGCAGCCCGCTCATCCTCGTAGAAGTCAGCAGCCAACGCCCCAGTGCCGTCCTGGTAGTACCCGATCACCTCCGGTACGCCCCCAAGAAGGTCATACCGGCGCTGCTCAGCACTACCCGACGTCGACCGCAGCAACTGCAACGACGACGCAACAGCAGTGTTAGCTACCAGATTCAGTGCCCGCCGGGACTCCAACGCTGACGGCATTCACGGCCTCCTGCGGTGTCGTCTGGCTAGCGATTGTCGCCAGAACTTGTCGCCCTGCTGCGCGCCGGCGATCAGCCAGCGCTTCCTCGATCTGCTGAGCATCAAGCCCCAGCAGCTCCAAACCGACCCGCGTCTCCGCCAGCCACGGAACCGCAGCCAACTGCTTCTGCCCCGCATCAGCCGCAGCAGAACGCGACACGTACAACGGCGACCGCCACTTGGGCGTGATCGACGCCCAATCGTCCGGAACCGAGCTCAGGCCGTTCTGAATCGCCAGGGCGCGCTGCACCGAACGACGGATCGAAACCGACCAGTCATCCGTCGCACCCTCAGCCTCAGCGATCAACGAATCCCGGCCCTGCACGTACGAACCCTCAGAAGTCGGGTTCGCCATGTCCGTCAGCGCGAAGTCCTGATCCGGCAGGTCGAACTCACGCGCAATCAGCTTCGCCAACGCGTTCAACTGCGCCAAGTGCGGCTGCGGCGACTCCGGAGACACCTGCTCGAACTCAGCACGCGGGTTCGTCGCATCCTCATCATCCGGGATGCCCATCACCCGACCCATGACCATCTGCCACGCCGGCTTCACGTTGCCGTTCGCGTCCTTGAACATGCTGTCCGAACCGCCCAGCAGGATCATCTTCGGGATCGCATAGATGTCCATGTGCGCCTCGAGACGCATCAGCGCACGCAGCGCCGCATCCTGAATCGCAATCGACGGTCGAGTCATCCGTGAACGACCCATACGGCGGCCAGAACGCGGCCGATACACCAGCGGATCAACCGGAACACCGAAACCATGCGACTGTCGCGTCACCGACCACGCAGCCCCATCACGAGTCGCGCTCACGATCACGTTCGGCAGGTACAGCACCAACCCGGTCACGCTGTCACCATCACGATCAGTGATCGACAGGAACGTGTCCATTCGCCGAGTGCGCACGTTGAAGTCACCCGTCGCGTTCAACGCATCCCGAGCATGCACAAGCGCCTTCGGCTCACCCTCAGCGCCCTGAGTCGTCACCAAGTACGACACCGCGTTGATCAGCGAATCCGTGCGCGCCTGCGACAATTCAGCCAGCAAGAAATTGCTGTCCTGCAGCTCCTGAATGCCAAGACTGTCAACGTCGCCACCAGACCACATGAAGCGATCGATGTTGCACCGACGAGCAAGACCATCAACACCCTTAGCGTTCCAGCCCAAAACAAACGCAAGCTGCTCATACTGCGGCGGGATAATCGACCCCACCTGCTTGATCGCACGCTTCCCGTCATACAGAGATGAACGCATCAGATTACGCGGAGTCTTATCATCAAGCTGCTTGATCAGCCGATTGACCGTACCGAGCTCATCATCAGACAGTCCCGGAATGTTCAGCGATTCAGTCAAAGCACAACCGCCGTCCTAGATCCAGTCTTACCCTGACGCTTCACGTTCTCGTTCTGCGCACCCCACAACGCCAACGACGCCGAAACGATCGGAGTGATGTCACTCATGGCATCCTTCCGATTCCAAGCCCAAGCACCCGCCAAAGGCCGCTTACGAGCCACTGACAGGGCGACGTTCATCTGCGGCTGATCCGTGTGGAACAGCCGCTGCGACATCACACCGTCGAATAGTGCGGCGCATGCAACAGCCATATCCCGACCCTCAGCAGCCGCAAGCGTGACCACAACGTCGGTGCCCTTCAAGTAGAAGCGCCCGTTCTTCCGCTTCTCCACCAGACCCGTCATCTCGTCGACGACAACCGCATGGAGACGGTTCTTCTTGGAGAGATTCGCAACATGCGCAGGAACCCAATCGACACCCTTGCGTTGCTCGTCCATCTCCACATGCCAACGGCCATCTGGGCGCTGGCCGGCGAACGAGACAGTCGCTACCGAACGGTCCGGAGCGACGTCGATCGCCAGCGACAGACGTTCCACAGCCATCGATGCGGGGTCTGCGACAAGGTTCCACGACTGCTCATCAATCACTCGAGCGGTTTCGGTCGGATCCCAGATGCCCAACGCCTCACGGCGGAACGAGTCCTCGTCCGTCAAGTTCTCACGCATACGCTCGATCGACTCGACCGGCGTACGAAGCGGGAATGACGGATTAGCCTTCGCCCACTGCTCATGGTCGTCAGAGTCGGCCGAAGGATCGGCTGAGAACTCGACGTACACGATGTTCTTGTGCCGTCCCGACAGCGCCTTGCTGCGACGGTTTGAGAACTCTTCGCCAGGGTCAGACGGACGCGGCGGCGTGCCCATGAAGAACAGAAGCGCGCCGGCCTCCTGCTGCGACTGATTCGCCGCAGCAACCATATCCTCGAGCGCCTTCGACGTCAGGATCTGACCTTCATCGAAGACCTCAGCGTCGACCTTGTCGAAGCCGCGGCCGAAACCAGCCTCACGAGCTCCAAACATGATCACAGAGCCGTTGCGGAACCGAATCTCCTGCTCACCGTTCGTCGAACGGATCGCCTGCACATGGGGCCAGATCTTCTTTTTCTTCACCATGCCCTGCAAGGACGCGAATGTCATCGTCGCCGTGCGAGTGCGGTGAGCCGTCCACAAAGCTGTGAAGCCGGGGAACAAGACGCAGAGGGCAATGATGATCATGCCGACCAAAAAGGTCTTGCCAACCTGGCGTGGAATACTAAGTACCACCCCGCCAACCGTGGCAGCGTACTTGCCATCCTTGCGCTTGCCCAACGCAATCGAACCGACACCGTGCTGCCACGAATCGAACTGAACGCCCATCTCAGCGCACTTCGCCACCACACGCGGCCAAGCAGTAGTCACAATCCCCGAGGGCATCACGACATGGCGGGCAACCTCAGATAGCCGCGGCGTCGAACTTGCCGTCTTCGACGTCGGCATGCGCTCCCGCCTCCAACTCTCGAGCATCGATCGCGTCGATCTCCCGCGCCGTCTCCATCAGCCGCTTCGTCAGCGCAGCAAGATCACGAGCTGGCGTATTCGGATCCTCGACTGCAACCGCGATACGGCGTCGAGAAGCAACCAACATCGCCCTCGTGTCGTTCGCCTCAGCTGCTCAGTCACAGAGAGCGGGCGGACAGGCATGTCATCCGCGGTGACCGCTCGAAGCTTCGGTGCGGCCATGCGGATCACCGCCTCACGGGGTTGGTACAAGTTCAGATGGGTTGGTACAAGTTTGGGAAAGAAGTGCGGGGAGGGATGACGCCTAGCCCCGGAGGGTCAAGGAGCTGTCGATCGGGGGCATCCCCCCACCCTTTGTCACCTGGGGTTGGTACAAGTTGGTTGGTACAAGTTGCCGATCAGCGGTCCAACGAGCCGCTCCGGCGGACGATTGGCGCGACGATCCGTGCTCGTTTCTTACTGTTGCATGACCGGTGTGCTGCTGCCTTGTTAGCGAGTGTGTCTGGTCCGTTCTTCGCCAAGGGGATCACATGGTCGACGACGAACGACATAGGGTCGAGCCAGTCAGCATCCCAGTCGATGGCTTGCCCGCAGATGTGGCAGTTGGGTTTGGCTGCTCGGATGCGTGCACGGTCTTGGTCACGTCGTGCGCTGTTCCTCTTGATCCCCATCGATCCGTGCTCCCTTGCTTGACGTTGCAACGCAGGTGCATCAACTTGGTGATGGCAAGGGAACGCTGCCAGCATCACTGGGTTGGGCTGTGCCAGCTGTGGCCCAGTGGTTCCGAGGCGGGCTATCCCTTGCGGTAGGCAAGTACCCCGAGTGTGCATGAACCCGCAGCCAGCACGGCGGTTGTTGCCACGGTTACGGTGCAGCCTGTCTTGGTCTGCGTTCCCGCCTTCACTGCAGCCTCTGTCTTACCGATCAGCGACGCACTTGTAGTGCTCACTTGCGGCTTGGTAATGGTGTAGCTGGTGTCGGGGAATGGTGCCGTCCAGGTGATGGCGACGTCGACGGTTGCGCTGATGCCAAGCAGGCTTAGCACTGCGGGGACTGCGATGCCGTCTCGGTAGTCGATCTGCAGCTTCTGCGCTTCGAGCGCTGCGACGCGGGTCATATCGGCTGGGGTTCCGGCTGCTCCTTGCGCTCCGGTTGGTCCGGCTGGACCGGTTGCTCCGGTGGGTCCCATCGGTCCGATAGGCCCGGTCGCGCCGAGGTCGCCTCGTGGGCCGGTGTCGCCGGTGTTGCCTTTGGCTCCTGCTACGCCAGATGGTCCAGCGTCTCCACGGTCGCCTTTGTTACCGGTGGGTCCGACTGCACCTTGGGGTCCGACCGGTCCGGTCGGACCTGCGTCGCCTTGGTCACCCTTGGGTCCGCGTGCACCTGTTGGTCCTGCGACGCCTGGTGTTCCGTCTTGTCCAGACGGGCCGGTGGGTCCTGGGGTGAGGCTGATGTCATGGATCTGCTGCTCGAAAGCAGCTTGGTTGGCTGCAATCTCGGAGCGGATCTCGCCGTGCGCGTCGTTCCCGGTTTCGATTGCTGCTTGCACTCGGGTGGCGAGCTCCTGCAATGTAATGAGCTGCTGTTGCGTGGTGGCGTTCTGTGCCATCGCACTGTCTGCGGTGCTCTGTGCTGCCTGGATCTGCTGCCGAAGTGCGGCAGCTTGAGCGTCGTCTCCGCTTGCGACGGCTTCGTCGAGCTGCTTCATGAGCGCGTTGAGCTGCGCTTGCGCGACGCCGGAGGTGAATAGCCCGCGGTTCATGCTCGGGTCACTGACACGGTGGCGGCAGATGCGCTGATGAGCGCGATGGTGTTGGTGGCCCCGTATTGGCCGGGCAGGGTGAGCCATGTGCCGGCGTTGACAACTGATGCGGCGGGGTCTTTGATGCTGACTGTGGTGCCGAATCGAACGTAGACGGGTGATGCTGCGTCGTGGACGTTGACCTGGATTGCGTTGGGCAGTAGGTCGAGGTCTGTTTCGACGGCAACGGTGGTTGGGTTGCCGCTGCTCAGCTGAATTTCGTAGACGCCGAGGTTGCTGGCGCTGAGTTGGTAGTCCGCCATGCGTGCCCCCTGATCGGTGCGGGTTGGTTAGTCCCAGTCGTTCGGGTCGAGCCAGTCGTTCTTCCTCGGCTTGCGTGCGTCGTCGTCAGCGCATCGTTCGGCTGCGAGTAGTGACGGGTATTCGTATCCGCATTCACTGCAGTTCACCATGTGGCACCGCTGATCATGCACCAGGCGGACCAGAGAATGTAGCTGACGAGGATGGTGGCGAGGATGATGCCGACGATGTTCCAGGTGCGTTCGCGCTTGCTCATCAGTCCCTGTCTTCTATCGGCTGTTCGAAGATGGCGTTGACGGCAACTCGACGAGTTGCGGGTGCGCTGTCTGTTGCGTCGGCCAGACGTTCGACCTCACTCGGTGCGAGCTCAGTGCGTCGTCATTCGTCGTCGTCATTGGGGGCTGTTTCGAGTTTGTCGTCAGCTTCGTCGCTCACGTCGTCCTCCGTTGGTAGTACCCGTCCGTTGCTCGAGCCGCGTTGCTCACGTAGCGCCGTGCCTCACCCACGCTGACCTGTTGGTGACTTGGTAGGGGCCGGCTAGTCATGTTGTTGAGACGACTGGCGACGGACGGGGAGTTTGTGTTTGCACGAACGGTGGTGGGTCAAAGCCTGCAACCCGATGCAGGTGTATCGCTGACCACGGGTGGTCGCTTGCTTACATGACCCACCACGTTCGGCGGGCAACAGCTTTGATGCGGGATTCACCTGGCAGGCCATCGCGTGGGACTGCTCAGCCGGTCTTCATTAACGTGAGCAGGGCTGGTCCGGCAAAGGCATCTGCTGACGAGGGGTGCCACTTATGCGTCTCAGTGGCCACGAGCACGTATGAAAAATCCCCACCAACCGTGAGGCGATGGGGAGCAAGGTGTTCGGGAAGTAGAGACACTTCACCGAGGCATGACCATTATGTCACGCAACAGCGTGCTTTGCATCCTCCTTTTCGTCGGCGTGTCGTTCTTTCAGTTCGGTGCCGAGTTCGGTCATGGCATCGATCGAATCCCAGCTGCACTTGCATCGTTGGCAGATGACCTGTTCGTTACTCGTCCTGCCGTCTTCGTCGCGTCGGTATGAGGCGATAAGGCGAGCGGGCTGACTGTCACCATGTTCGTCGATCCATCGTTGAGCACCGCAGATGGGGCAGAGATAGCCGGTTTCGAATTGCTTGATGTTGCGGTCGAGGCGGGCTTCGATGGTGCGTGCCCATCTGTTGAGCTCGCGGACGTACCACTCGTCGGATTCGACTGGCTTGTTGAGCGGTAGGTAGGCGACGTACCAGGCGCGGAGTGTGCTGGGCAGGTCGTTGCGATCACCGCGGATCTTGACGAGGCCGCACCATTCGAACAGTTGCTGCTGCACCATCATCAGCTCAAACAGTGCTTGCCCGTCGATGACGTTGCGTGCGCTACTCGAGGCTGATTGTCCGCCGTGGTCGTTGCTTCCGGACGGCACCACAGCGTCAGCCAACTGTTGCAGCAACGGCGGGTGTTCGACGGGTACGGTGCGCAGGTATTCGCCGTCGTCGGTGGTCTGCTTCACGTGGTCGATGGTGGGCTTGGTGAGGGCGTCCACGGCATCGAGTAGGCGAGTGTCCGTCATGCTCCCGCCTCCATGTCCTGCTGGTCAATCCAGGCCAGCGCGTGCTGAAGCTTGTTGCTGAGGATTCGGGCTTCCTGGTGGCTGAGTGCTACCGACACATTGCCAAACGCCACGTCAACGGCAGCAAGCGCCACCGAGCCATCCATGTTGTTGTTTACGTGCGGCATCACCGTTGGTTCAGTCACAGTCGTCTACCTCCCAGTACGCCTTGTCGGTGCAGCGTCCGAGCGGCCACCGTTGAACAGAGTGAGGGCCAGCAGTCTTTGTGACTGCTGGCCCGTTGCCGCTCGCTTCTTCGAGTAGCCATTTGCGGAAGATGCGTTCGAGGTCATCCATTGTTGGCGTCTCCCGGCCGCTCGACCGTCTTCCACTCGCTCTCGGGCCGCACGTCGTCTGGCCCGTACAGGATCTGCCCGACAGCGCGTGCGAGTTCGTGGAGGTCGCGGGTGTCGCGGTATGTGCGGTATGCGGCGGCGATGGCTGCGATGGCGAGTTCGTTGCCTCGTGCGAGGTCGCG